CCGTACCATGCAACAACAGAATACCTAGTGCCCTTTGTTACAGGTGTTACCCTGTGATTTAGATAAGAGGGAAACACAATTACATCACCTTTGTTACCCTTGACGGTGGCAATCTGTACTTTGCCCATTGGTGTAAGTGTTTTAAATTGTAGCTCTCCACCCTCATAATCTTCATTTAAAATAGCACTGACACTTATCTTCCTGACCGTGCCTAATAAATTAGTTTGCCTTGTGTATTGTAAAGTATCGTTATTGTGTAAATTTGCACTCTTCCTGGCTGACTTATGACAACCATGTCCATCTGTATGCCACCCGTAGTGCTGGTCTTTTTTATATTTTGTAAATTGAAAAGTTTCTTGATCTCTAATATCGTATTGCCAACCTGACTCATAATTTACAATATCTACACAACCTCTTATTATATTTGATAAGTTGGGATTGTTAAACCAATGCACACCACTATCTCTAATGTCAGAGTTTTGACTTAGCTCTAATTTATTTTCGTGTTGGTGTTGTGCTACTGTAACTTTATCTTTTAATTCTTCCACCGTGTCGTCACAATTTTCTGGGCTTAATATTTTGTTTAAAACAAAACATGGTAGTTCTGTGCCCTCGTCTATATGATGTCTAAATTGGTAAAGTGATGTCATCTTCTTTTTCCTTGTCCTCTATATTTTTTAAAATTTCTACGTTTGTTTTTGTTTTTAGGTCGTGATCGTATGCTCTGTCCAATAGATGTTCTCTTCTTTGGTCCAGGTATGTGTTCACTATACAGCTTACTCTTCTTTGCCAACTGTATACTCTCCTTCTATTAATACCTTGTTGTCTTCGTATATCTTTTTCATTTTGCTTTCTAATTCTTCAATAGATAGATCTTCTATCTTACCAGTCAAACTTATTTTTTGTTCGATATAAAGTCCTGCTGCTTTACCTCGCGCGACCTCAGCGTTGGCCGCAGCACTAAATGCACCCTTTGATAAGGCTTGCTCCCTAATCCTACCAAGTTCAGTAATGTGTCTTTCAAACGTGACCTCATATTTTTTCTGCACTTCGGCACGAAGCTCACCGATATATTTGGCGACGAGGGGGAATTTATTCGGATTTCGTAATTCTGAAGCCCGTACGTGCGCAGAACCTTCTGCATAGCCTGCTTCAATAGCACATTCTGTCGGTGTCTTACGTCCTTCATTGTAAACCAATAACTCCGCAAATTTCTTTTGTTGTTCTGATAATTGTTTGGGTAAACCCATGACGTAAGTATAAGTTAATTTACTCTATTTTACAAGGATGCTGTCCACATAAATAAAAGAGCTAAAATAAATAAAGCTAGGTAAACTCTGACTTCCACTATTCTATGATTTTTTTAATTTTAAGTCGGCCCATGTCTTCGTAGAGAGATGCCGTGACCTCCTTACATTGCATGTATATTCCTTCTTGTTCTTCTCCGATATTTCTAGAAATAATACGTTTCTGCTTGAGACAGTCGCTGAGGCCCTCCGTCGGCACCATCTCAATTGTAGAACCGTTCTGTATCATCAATATTGCAAATACAACTTTAATGGACTCCATTTTGTTTTGACTCCAAATCTATTAATCTTTCCTCATGAAATTGTATAACCATATCGTTCTTTAGTATCATTGGTATCTCTTCTTCCATCTGAGCTTTAAGCTTGTCCACATTACCTGAAAGATATTCAACCAACATGTAGAGCTCTTGGACTTGTGGACTGACCATGTCGCCTTTGGGGACACCGTCAATAAAAGCATTCGCTGCTTCTATATCTTTGTGTATCAGTCTTAAATCTGATTCAATAGAGTTAAGACGCTCAATAATGGAGAAGTATGACATGGTGCCGATCGCGACCGCCGCCAGGATGGCTATTAAGTTACGTGCCGGGAGTGAGATACTAGTGTTTTCCGAGAGTTTCATTACAATAACGGATTATCTAACGATGCCTTTAGTTCTTCTATCTTTGCATCAAGAAACTTAATAGCTGCATCATTTATTTTGACATCAGCTTTGACTCCCTCGATTGCTTTGATAACGTCTTCTATTTTTTGATTGATACCAGATAGATCTACAGTCTCGTTGACAACAAACTCTTTGTTTTCTAGCTGTGCTATTCTGTTATTGAACTCGCCCCATGCCATAAAACCACCACCAATGGCGCCAATGACACCTAGTAGTGCAGCATAAGACGATAGTTTACTGATCATTCCTTGCATTTAATAACTCCATAAGATTTCTATATGCATCGCTAGTATTCTTTTTGTATTCCTGCATTTTTATTTGGTGCTGGACTACAGGGTCTGTACCTGCAATGCTTGCTTGTGTAGCATATATGGTTTTATCGTAGCTTGCAAGGCTGGCCTGTAGGAAGAACGCCGGGTCACCACCAGGCAATTGTCTAGTGTCAAACAAAGCAGTGTTTGTATCAAAATAACTAGAAATATCAGCTTGGCCTTGTGTTATTTCACGTGAAACAATCTCGTTAATAACATCAAGAGTGACGCTGACTCTTTGCATTTCGTTCTTTATCTTGCTTTGTATGGCCTTCTCTATGGCTGCAACTTTTATATCTAAATCGACTTCCACATCTGAGCTAGGTTGTTCTTGAGTTGGCTCCTCGATTGCTTCCTCTTGTTTGGCAATCTCTGTTGTCGGTGCTGGTTCGTCTGCAACAACTTCTTCGCTACTGGGTTGCTCTGTAATTTCTTCACTTACAATCTCCTCTTCAATTGGTTCTTCTTTTACTTCTTCCATCACTGGTTTTTCTTCGACCATTGCCACCTCTTCTACTGGTTCAGGCTCAGGTGCTGGTTCAGGTTCTGTTTCTACAATAACTTCTTCAAAGACTTCTTCAATAAACTCTTCTTGCATCTCCTCTGTAAATTCTTCTACAAACATTTCCTCCATAACTATTTCTTCCATGTATACCTCCTCCATCGGAGGTAGTTCTTCAAATATTTCTAGAGATGGCAGCTCATCAAAAAACTCCATGGGTGGCAGCTCATCAAACATTTCTATTTCTTCAATAACGACAACATCCATTGGAATGTATTCTTCCACGAAAACTTCTTCGATATACTCAGGTTCAAAAAAAAATTCAGTCGGCATTAAATCGTAAACTTCTTCTATTTCTATTTCTTCTTCAAACACAGGATTGAATGAGTATTCAACCATTGGTGGTGGCTCTGTAAATATATCTTCTGGTATTGTAAACTCCATCAACTCAAACTGTTCTAGTTGTTCTTGCACATCTTCTATTTCGTCTTGACCAGGACATGTCGGTGGGTTCTTTTGCCAACAATATTCTACTGTAGTAACTGTAGTAGAGCTAAGTGCAGTATAGTCTATAACCGCTGTAGGATCTCGCACATCAACACCTGCATGGCCTCCGTTATAGTTTTTGTTGCCTTGTATATTGAAATCAAATCTATATGTTGCAGTGCCGTGTGTCATGTCAGGATCAGGACTCATTACTAAAGTGTTACCGTACGGATTAACTTGATAACTAGAATTAGTTGTGTCATGAAAGGTTGTGCTTTGTGTTGTAGCGTCTATGCCATCAGTGATAGTTTGAGTCATAGTTACCGTAGACTCAACATGGTTCCACCATCTTATTTGTGCACCAAAAGTAGAAGTAAATCCCTGTTGTAGTTCTTGTAATGTAACATAGTCCTCAGAGTTTAGTGTAGTTTCTGCATACTTACCGTCTTTACCAGTTAGCCAAGTGTTTTCATTTATGTCAGATGAGTCTGGGAACATAGTTCCAACCCAACTACCATCAATCCAGTTTTGTGAAATTAAATTGTTTGTTACAACAGGATTACCAGTAGTAACAGTTGTAATAGTAGTTGTGTCTCCAACATTCGGTGTGTCCTCTAGTATAACTTGTGTGCTATTGGCTGCCGAGCTTAACAGGATCGCCGCTACCGTCAACAATATAAGCTTCTTTTTCATCTAATCCCTCCAGAATAGTGTTATCAACTTTTTCCATGTATCGCAGGGCTTTTGTATACTCTTCATAATCTGGTCTTTGTTGATCGTATTTATTCCATTCGTCTAATGCTTCGTCACCAATCTTGCCGTTGAACGGACATGGTGTACCAGCATGGGCCATAGCTGAAAAGACTCTGCTGTCTTGGCAGAGTATAGATACAGCTGCAACTTTCATGTTAAAGTCAAATAGTAATTTAGATAGCTTCATTCTTTCACAGTTCATATCACGCTTTGTGATACCTATGCTGCCACCTATCAATGGTTTTTGTATACCAAGGCCAACGCCTACAGTACACAAATCTTGCGACATCGCTGAGATGCCTGGAGCAGATGCAGATGGTACTGTACGCGTGTCCCCCGTATAGGAATTGTTATTGTTTGTAGTAGAATTATTCGTCGTTGTAGATGACGAAGAACCTGACTGATAATTTGTTGTTGCCTCACTGTGATAACCACCAGTGATTGCAGTGTTTGTGGCTGATGATCCTGTTGTAGACTGTGTGTTAGTTGTAGCGCCTGCGCCTGTAACGTCAGCGAATGCAAAATTTATTGCAAATGCAAATATAAAAATAGATATTGCTACTGCTAGCGCTATGTTGTTCTTCATGTATCCCCCCATAATGTTTTAACACTTCCAGCGTCGTCTTGCCTGCCTTATTCTAGAATTAGGATCGTTACGTGTCTTTGCTGATGATCTTTTTAATTGACCAAGTGATCTAGC